TATCGGCAAACGCGGTATTAGCCCAACGCGACACACCGCCGCCTAACACGGTTAAATCGACAACGAAAAGCTCGACCAGTTTGCCCGGTGAAAATTCCTGAACTGCACTGTTAATCGTATTTGTCATATTTCCCCTTACAAGTCATATACGCGGGTTAAGGTTGCAGAAACGTCTTTGCGGTCGCCTTTTGCCCATGTGTCAGAATACCGCTTGCATCGGAATTTATACGCCGTTGACTGACCCGGAATTGTGTAGTTGAAAGCCTCATAGCCGCCACGTGCATCGAAAAATGCTATGATTGCATCGGCTTCGGCAACGGTTAAATTACTCCAATTCAGCGTATAATCTGATTTCAGCGGGTTAATGCCGTCGGCGGCCTCTTGGTCGTAACCATCGCCAAAATTAGCGGTCAGAGTTCTGAACTGATGCGAGCCGCCAGAGCCTACATCGGGCCGAATGGCAGGCGTAAAGGTTTGCAAGCTCATGTTAAACTACCTCCGGGGCGCTTTTCGCGCAAAAGAACATTCATAACTACGTCGTCGATTGCATCTCTAACAGCCGCGCTGACCTTGGTTGCTGCGTCTTGATTCTGTTCTTCAGAACCGCCGCTGACGCTGATGTTGACCACGGGCGCTATAACGGTTGTGCCACCAGTGCCGACTGCTCTAACGCCCAAATCGCCTGAGCTTGTGCGTGTCAGGGGCATAATAGCTTCTGGCCCTGCTTCGCCCATCAAGCCGGTTCTATTTCCCGACATCGGGAAGAAAGAGGGCTGAGAAACCACGCCGCCGCTTGCAAAGGCTGTAACGCCGCCAGCTTGAAACGCTGCGCCCTTTGAAAAGCCACCGAAAAAGCCGCCAAGCAGACTATCAAGCGCCTTGTTTACAAGCATGTCCTGAACGCGGTTGGCAAGGTTGCTTAGGGCATCGCCTAAGTTTTTGCTGTTCATAATGGCGTCTTTGAAGGCGTAGGTCATTGAGTTGGCCCATTGTTTATGAGCTTCTTCGGCTTTTTTGGTTGCATCAAGTTCTTTTCTGCGAGCTTCTTCAAGTTCTTTTGTGCTTGCGGCAGAATCTTTTTGTGCCTTAATAAGCCGCTCTGCCTGTAAATATTCCTCACTACCAACAACTAGGCCATGCTCACGGGTTGCGTTGTAAAGCTGCATCTGAGTATCAATTTCAGCGACGTTATCGCCGTATTGTTTGGTTAATTCAAGGCGCTTTTGTTCTGCTTGTGATTGCTTTTCAAGCCCCTGCATATATTTTTCTTTTGCCATTTCCTGCTGTTTAAAAACTTCAATAGCCTTGTCTGATTCTTGCTTTAAAACAGCCATCTGAGAAAAAGCGAAAGACATAATGCCGTCAGTATCGTATGGCGATGATTTTACCGGCTTTTCTGCTCTTGTTGCGCCTGCTGCTTGTGAAACAGTAGCTGGCGGCGTAGTTGCGCTTTCGCCTTTTGGCAGCGGCCCAACAGAAAAACCACCGGCAAGGCCAAGCATGCCTTTGGTGATTTTATCTGCATAATCAGTTGCGCCGCGCAAACCATCGCGCACTTCTTTATTTGCCATCGCAGACCAATAATATTGAGTGTTTTTTAATTCGGCAATCTCTGCCTCAATATCGGCCCGGCGTTTTAATTCAGCGGTAGCCTGTGAAATTCTTGCGGTATCGGCTTGGCCCGCAAGATTTGCCATAGAGCCAGAATCTTCCATGCCAGCAGGAGCGCCGCCCGGAAAACGATTTCTTGCAATATTCATGCGCTTTTCGGCATCGCCCATAACGGTTTCAAGGGCTTTAATATCTTGCTTTATCTGGTCAGTAGTTCTCATGGTTGCAAGCTGCAACTCAAGCATGTGAACGCGGCCCGCTCTTGCAGCAGTGCCGTATGCGCCGGGCAGGTCGAGAAGGGCTTCTTCTTGTTTGCGGGTTTCTGCCTCAAGGTCGATTGTTTCCATTCTAAGCTTTGCGAGATAGGCAAGAGCGCCGATTGTAGCTCCACCGGTAAGTAAAACAAGGGCGCTTGTAAAAGCACCGGCAGCAACGCCAGCGGCGGCAAAAGCGGCGGCAGCGCCATAGGCCCATTCAGCAAGTTTTAAAACTATAACGCCGCCAATAGTTAAGGCAAGACCAAGCATAACATCAGAAAAAAGCGCGGCAGCTTCTTTATTTTTGCTAATTGCTTCAAAGGTCTGGTTTAAAGATTCAATCCATTTTGTAGATTCTTGTAAAAAGCCTCTAATTGCGCCTGTTAAGCCAAGGTCGCCAAGTTGTAATGCTGATTCCGAAAGCTCGCCGGTAAGTTTTTCAAAATCGCCTGCAAGGTTGGCAAGTTTTATTGTAGACATGCGCCTTGCAGAATTATCGGCTTTATCAACAACGCCGCTAAGCTTTTCAATATTCGGTATTTTATCGGTTAAGGCAAGAATTGCAACCGCGCCGCGTTCGCCAAAAATCTGAAATGCTTTTTCTGCATCAAGGCCCGCGCTAGCTAATCGGCGCACAACTTCATCGCCCTTAACAAGTTTCGGGTTTACTTGATCGACGGTAAGGCCCATTTCTGCAATGGCGCGGCGAGCAGAGGCAGACGGTGAAACGAGAGAGGAAATGGTAGCCTTTAAGCCTGTGCCAGCCATAGAGCCTTCAATGCCCGCGTTTGCAAGAGCGCCAATCAATACCGCCGTTTCGCCAAGAGTCCAGCCAACAGATTTTGCAACCGGGCCAACGTATTTAATCGCATCACCCATGCCTGAAATATCAGTGCTTGCATTTGTTGCTATTGCAGCAAGAATATCGGCGGCCTTGCCAGATTCGCTTGCAGAAATGCCAAAGCCCGCCATTACATTTGCGGTGATTTTTGATGCTTCTGCAATACCGATGGTTGCGGCAGCAGCCAAATCAAGAGTTGCGGGCAAGGTTGATATAATTTGATCGACCGAAAAGCCCGCCTTACCCAATTCGGCGGCAGCGGCGGCAGTTTGAGAAGATGAAAAAGAAGTTGATGCGCCAAGCTCTCTGACAACCTTTTCTAGCCTTACCATATCCTCTGTGCTTGCATTAGTCATTGCACGGGCATTGGAAAGCTCTTGCGTAAAATTAGATATTTCGCGCACGGCAAGCGCGGCAGTTGCGGCAGCAAAGGCTTTAACAACCAGCAGAGTATTGTTAATTTGCGATTTGTAGCCTTCCCATGTTTTTTGAGATTCTTTTATTTTGTTGTTGCTGTCTTCAAGTTTTTGTTTTAAAGATTCTATTTCTTTGCCCTGATCGCGAACGGCCTTCTCTGCCGTTCTAAGGGCGTTTTCATACTGCATTAAAGCTTGTTTGATTGAATCAATCTGTTTTTGCTTCTGAGAAACAGCAAGGCGGGCTTGACCAAGAGCCATTTTATACTGGTCAAGCGCCCCGCCGACTGAATCAAGTTGCTTTTGCTGAAGCTGAATAACCTTCTGAGCTTCTTTGATTTGCTTAGTTAAGGCTTCATTTTCTTTTGTGGCTTTTTTCGCGCCTTCAGTAACCTTTTTCGCCGCGTTATCATATTGCGCCGCGCCTTGTTGCGCACCGCTGGCATCAATGCCGACTCCAAGATATACTTCAGCCATAAGCCACCGCCTTACTTAGTTTTACGCCCTATCTTGCTTCTACTTTGTTCGATTTCCCGCTGACGTTCTTTGTATTCGAGCAGTTCGCAGTTTAACTCTGCCGAGAACGCCATAAGAAAAGCCCTGCACCAATCATCGTTAATACCGTAAAACTCGCAATATGCTTTAACTTCCGAAACGGGGATACATTCTGAATAGCCTCTACTGCCGGACAATTCGCCGTATGCGTTCCAAAACGGCTCGCACACTTGAGGCAACGATGGCGCATTAGCAAGCTTTTCATGCAGTTTCCCCGTTTCGTCAGTGTCTTTTTGAAAGACTTCCCATAATTCGCGGTAGTTTAATCGGTATCGGTAGAACTCTCTGGCTTTCCCAACAGTTCGTCGTCCTCTGCGTCTTTGAAATTCTGCATTTCATATGCCGCGTTAAAAACTTCAGAGAAAAAGTCAGGCATTTCTTTTGAGAGTTCGATAAATGCCTTTTTGCTGAAGGGAATCTCGACGCAATCAATCTCGACGCCCTTCCAATCGGTGACAACGTGGTCAGCAAATAGCTTAATGTTAATCGCGGTAAGGTCTGCCGGGTCTACGGTGCCCGCCTGAATCTGCTTTGAATAGGGTCTAAGCATTTTTGCCTGAGCAAAAGTAAAGTCTTTATTGGCCGTGCCAGCGCGTTTTACTTTAACTTCAATGCCGTTGCCGATTGAAACGAAAGTGCCTTCTGATTCTTTCTGCTTGTTGGTTCCGAAAAGTTTTTTGATATCCGCCATTTTTAAGTTCTCCTGTTTTTATTTAAAGCGGGGTATTGCTACCCCGCTGAGTTGCGTTAGGCTACGGCGCGGGTGATTTCGATAGTTGCGCCAAGGGTGGTGTCTTTTGACGCCTGCCAAGTGATATTCAGCATAACATCATCTTCATTGTTCGGGCTGAAATGGTCTGCGTCAGTGATTTTAACCGAAGGCATAGAGATTGAATACTTTTCGCCGGTAACCTTGCCGAGAGTTACAGCAAGCTCGCCGCCGGTGCCTGCAAGAAACAAGTCCATCATAGCCTTATTCTGAAAGTAGAAACTTGCAGAACCAGTAACCCTACATCTACTCTGCGAAATCCTGAGCAGGTCTACTGAACCGGCTACGGGTCTACCAGTCAGGCCGTTGTCGATATTGATAGTCATACTCATAAGCTTAGGCAGCGGCGAAAGGCCGAAAGCTTTATCAAGCACGAAAGCGTTAGAGGCGTCGAGAATGACGGTATCAGTTGCAGAGCCGAAAGAGCCGGTCGGGGCGGTGCCCGTAACGCCATTTTTGCCCGCAAAAGTGAAAGATACGGTTGTTTTGGCTTTTGCGCTGATATTGATTGCCATTGTGTTGACAACCATGCCCTTGTAAAGCTCATATACCGCTGCATCGCCGCCGCCAGTCTGCTTTTTCTGAATGTGAAAAGATTTCTGAGTAACGGCATTTTCGATTACATTAGTTGACCATGTGCTTCTAAGTGCTGACTCGATAAGGGCGTCGAAAGTGCCATAGCTAAATTCTGCATCAAACCCGCCAGAAGCGTCGCCACCAACCATAATTGAATCAGTAACGTTGCCGCTTGGCTCTATTTCTTCACTTTCAACATACTCACGGTTAATTTTAAAAGTTTCGCCCGTGAAGCGAACCGGGGTAAATACTGCCGGTGAAGGTAGGTTGCCCCATGTGGTTTCGGCCAAAATGCCGATTGTGGTTTCAGAACTGTTCATTTAAAAATCTCCTTTAAAGTAATGAATCCCGCTCAAACGGGGCAAAACAGTTGATTTGATAAAAGCCATTTTCAGTCTGCCCTATTATAACACTGTAGGGCGCGTCGAACCTAATTCCGGGCGTGTTTGCGTTACGAAAAATTGCACAAAATTTATCGGCTAACTCTTTTGCGGGAATTTCGCCAAGGTTTGATTTTGTGTAAATCTTGCAAGAAACAATGCCGGGATGTCGAAAAACATTAGCGCCGGGTGCGCCTACGCTGATTTGCTGTGCCTCGCCGTTGGTTATGAAAAATCTAACGTGATTAACCTGCTCACCGTTGGCGTCGGTTGGTATGGCCGAATTAACACCGGGCCACAAAATAGGCGTGATATAAACAGCGGGCGAGCCTTGTTTCCAACCCGCATTGAAAATACCGGCTATCGCTTGATATTCTGATTTGTAATTTGTTGGCGCTGTCATTTATTTGCCTTTTGTCGGAGTAATTTTCACGTTTTTGATAGATTTAAAGTATGTTTTAACTTCCTGAATACTTAAACGAACCATGCCGTTCGGCGCTTTAACGCTTGAGTGCCCATCAAACTCAATGCGCAAAACATACGGCATCGCGTTATTAATCCAAACTATCTGCCCGATTTCAAGATTGTTCATTTGCGCAACACCAGATGTGAAAAAGGCTAATTCGTCGGGGGCCATAGAATCGCCCTGATTTGCGCTTGTTTTGCGATTGGCTTCAGTCTTATCTTGCTGACCAACGCTTATCGTCCAAGAGCCGCGCAAAATGCCTTCATCAACGGGTGTTTTTTGCATTATTCGCTTGTAAACTTCAAGTGCAACCCATTTCTGAAAAGCAACAAAAGTTTCAGGCAGAATCTTATCTTGAAAAGATTTCATTTCTGCGATAAAGCCGTCGATTTTATAGCTTTTCTTTGCCATTAGCGGGCCTGCACAACGTAAGTCGCGCCTGCCGGGTCTTTTGTAACCGGGCTGACAACCTGATAACGCCGTGAGTCAGTAGAACCCTTGATATAATCGCCGATTTCGGGCACAACAGCCAAACCTTCAGCAAGTATAATGATTTTGCGGTCTTCCATCTTCACGCGCTCGCCGTCGATTTCGTGGTATTTGAAGCGGGTAACAATAGCCTTGCAAGCGGTGACGGTTTCGGTGGTAATTGAAGGCTCCCACGGGTCAGAGCCTGCCGTAACAGTTTTTTTAATGATAGAAAAATCAAGAAACACGCCTTGAAGCGCATTCCCTACGATTGATTTTATGCCACCGTCTAACAAGCCCATGATTAGCCGCCTAACTCGATGTCATACGACGCAAGCCCGTCGGCACTTGCGCCCGCGATTAAATCAACCAGAAGGCCGTCAATGGCCGTGAATGAAGTGGTCGAGCTTGCGCCTTCTGAGTATTCAACTTCGACGGTATCGGCTTTAACTCTTTTGATTTTGCCGCCACGGTCGAGGTCTGGCATCATGCTGTTAGGGCTTGCAAGCTCTCGCAAGGCGGCTTCACAAACAGCCTTTTTCAGCGCCGTTGGTATGGTGTCGTCTGCTATTTCAACATCGCCAACCCATACATTTTGTCGCGGCCATTCAAGTTCCTGCGTGCCGTATTCAGTCTGAGAGCCTTCCCATTGGCCCTTGTAGATTGAATCAACCGCCTGAGTCGCGCGAATGATTGCGTATTGCTTTTCGGAAGGGTCGCCCGCCGCCCATGCGGAATTTCCGCGCAATGCGTGATAGTTTTCGGCGTAATCGTATGTAATGTAAGAATTAGCATCAGCAACGATTGAGCCGTCTTCAACGATTAGTAAATCAGGCGATACAGGCATTTTACGCTCCCTTAAAGCAAAAGAAAGGGGCTGGCCGATTGCTCAACCAGCCCCGGCCTTGTTAGTATTCAGCGGGCCGCCTGCCGCGCCTTGCCGGTCTTTCTTCGGGCTGTTCTTCAACAACCGGAAGCGGCATGGCCTCGTCAGGGTTTGCAGCGGGTTCAGGTGCCTTTTCTGCGACTACTTCAGAAAGCGGTTTTGCAACCACAACCGGAGCGGCGGCAGAAATAGGCTCTTTCGACCACTTGCTATTAGGCAAGCTGAGTGCAGAAACGGCATCAAGAGCCGGGAAAACCTTAGTCGCGCCTGTCACTTTGTTAAACAGAGTGATATAAGGGCGGTAAGAACCCGGTTTATCGGCTTTGCTGACACGTTCTTTGATTTCATCAACAACTTTCATGCGTTACCCCTTATTTCAGCGGCACGAGATGGCATTCGTAGTTCAGCGAGGTATCAGGCGATACATCGGTAATGGTGGCATATACGCGCACGTAAGGCTTAACAACGCCGTTAATAACGTTGGTAAACGGCAGTTCATAGGTGCCAACGCCCACATCGGTATCGCCAACAAGCTGACCAGCATCGCCAAGCTCAAGCACTGCAACATTGTAAATGTCGGCTGCGAAGTTGTCGTCAGAAACCTGAATATTGATAACCTGTTTTTCGCCAGTGCGAGTGCCTGCGGCGGTTACGTTAACGATTGCTTTTGCATCGGTGCGGGCTTCGCCAAGGTCGATTTTCTTTGCAACACCGCCAACAGTGCCGGCAGCAGAAGCGGTAATAGCGCCTGCATCTTTCAGGATACGGAGTTCATCGAGGGTGCCGAGGTGAATATTTCTTGACATTTTTAAATCTTGCTCCTTAAAAGTTAGAAGGGCGGGGAATTAACCCCGCCCGGTGAGGTTAGGCTACAACAGCGCCGTCGATGATGTCCATCAGGCGGGCAGCACAGCGGCCATGTTTCAGACAAATGCTGATATACCATTCAACGCGGGTGCGATAAACAGGCTTGCTGTCGATTTCGCCGAGGTCGCGCACTTCCATGTCGCTGTTCTGAATAGCGGTGAAGCCTTCTTCGCCAACGCTTACAACGTAGATGCTGGTGCAGTCAGTACCAGCGCCGTCAGAAGAAGTTTCGGTGAACGGCAGAACAAGGTCGCGGCCTGAAGCGTCTTCAAGCGGGATAATCGGCAGATCGCCATACATCATAACCTGCTTGCCGAATTCATTCGGTGCCCACTGAATATTGCCGCCGACTGAAGTATTGCGAGCGGCCTGCGAAAGGCGGCTGTGCATCTTTTTGTTGACGAAAATGTGGGTCGGATTGTAAACGGCATTGATGGCATCATCGAGCTTGGCAAGGCTGAGAACTTCGCCACCGGCGGGAGAAGCAGCACGCTTGTTGCTGATTACCTGATCGCCGGTAAGTCTGCGCTGAAGTCCATCGGGCTCTTTCGGGTTGGTCGAAGCATCGCCCTTGAAGGTTACGCGCTGAAAATCGTTAGCAACAGCTTTGATTTTCATGTTTTCGTGAATCGAGCGGGCTTCTTCGCCTTCGGTCTTAACGATAAAAACGTCTACGTCAAGGTCGCCGCCAGAGATGTGCAGGGGTTCGACCTGCGGGTTGATGACGCCGGTTGATTCGTCGAACGAACCGTTAACGCCACGGAAAGCAACGCCGGGAAGCTCGCCTTCCTGATTATACTTGTATGCAGAGCCGTTAATGGTTTTGAACGGCAGAATCTGCATGAGCCTGTTCGACATAGCAAACATTTCAACAATGTTGGCTTCGACGTGGTTGCCATTCATGCGGTGCAGTTTGGCAGATTCAATAAGGGTAAGAGCCATTTTAAAATTCTCCTGTTATTAGTTGTCAATCCTGACAACCGCGCCGGTTTCCACCTTATGCAAGTTGCCGCTTACGTAAAAATTTCTGTTTATCAACCGGGCTAACCTTCGGGTCATTCAGATATGCTTCGTCTGCATTGGTAATGCCTTTGCCGTTTCTCTGCATACCGCCGCCTGCTACGCCTGTCGGTTTCAAAATTCTGTCACGGTCAGGGTCACGTTTAATCAGCAGTTCAAGGGCTTCTTCAAAACTTGCCACCGCGCCAATCTTGTTTTCACTCAGAAGCGTGTTACCTTCTTCATCTACCGCGTAAACCTTGCGGGTTTCCGGGTCTACCTTGAAACGATTGGCGAAAAGTGCTCTAAGCCCACGAACCGGCATTTCAACGTTTTTCTTCACGTATTCGCTGCCAGAAAACATTGAATCAAGAATGCTGTTGTTAATTTCGTTGTTAAGGCGTTCTTCACGCTGTCTAGCGGTTTCGTTAAGCTGGTTGTATTTCTGTTCCCATTCTTTGATTTTCTTCTCAGAAGTAGAAACAAGCTCATTCTTCAGCTTTTCGATTTCGCCGTTCTTGATTGCTTCGTGTTCTTTAAACTTTTCTGCAATCTCAGCATTTCTCTTGATAACTTCGGGGTCGAAGCCTTCAAAAGCTTTGAGCTTCGCGCTCAATTCTTCGGCCTGCATTCGACGCTTCTTGTTTTCTTCATTCAGCGTGTGGTATTTGTTCCAAGCCTCGTTAGCGCAGAACGGCAGTTCCTTGCCTTCGTCGTCAACATAAATCGGCTTGCCATCAACTACCACGGCGTGACCCTGTTCATTCATCTTCAGTTTAAAAGCCATGACTTTCCAGTCTCCCGTTTTTGGTCTTTCCAGACCGTAAATTTTTGCGGTAAATTTGCCACATTCCTGCGGTATTTTTACCACTACCCTATTTTTACAACTTTTTTTTTGTTGTGTCAATTTATTTCTTTTGCAAAACCTTTTGTGGTGCGGTTTTAAGAGATAAAAAATATTTACTTGCAAGTAATGGTTGAAGGTGTTATATTTGGTTTGTAAGCAATTACGAAATCAAAAAGAGGTGCAATAAAGCATGATTAAGTTTATCAGAGAAGATATTTATAAGATTCTCTGTGGACTCGACAAAGAACAGCTTGAAAGCTCAAAAAAACAGCTTTCCGCGTGCTTGGCAAGCGGCACAATGCGAGGCGGCTACGGCGAAACAACGCCTAACCATTCTTACCAAAAAGAACTTGAATTTATAGAATATCGGTTGCAAGGCATAAAATCAAAAGGAGAAAAATAATCAAATCTTGAAATACAATCGGCAACTACAATTCACCGATTCGGTTGGGAATACGATCTCTCCGATTCTTGCGCTGCCATTAACACCTATTGCAGCGCCAACAATAGTCCGGATTGGTGCATGGTTGGCATGTTAAGCCGCGATGAAATTGAACATATTCGCGCAACCGCGAGGG